GCACGTTCTTTGATTAAGTCAATTACTGGTCAAGGTCTAATCACTTTTGGTTCAGGTGGGACTACAATCACTGGTTCTGGTTCTAAATTCTTGACTACATTCAAGCGTTTTGACAGAATTTATGTAAAAGGTGCAAACTACGTTTACTCAATGACAGTTCGTGATATTCAAACAGACGAAAAGATGCGTGTGTATGAAACATTTACTGAAACAGTAAGCACACCTGCCGAATACTTCTTTATTACTCAGGTAATGCTACGTCCAGATGGTTACTCACTACACAAGTCATTTGACGGTGGTGTTGATATCACTGCGGGTACTTCACCTGACAGTAAGATTGTTCGTCAATCTCGTAAGTACTTCCGTTACCAGTCTGGTAAGGGCATTCAGAACTCACTTGCGATTAACTTCAATCCATCACGAGTTATGCGTGAATTGGTGAAATCAACAGGCACAACTGCCCAAGTTGTCACTCAAGAACAGCATAACTTGAAAGTTGGTGACTCAGTTAAAATTTCAGGTGCAGAAGTTGGTGCTTTGTCTAACAATCCATACAACGGCACGTTCTCAGTAACAGGTGTACCTCATGCATTCTCATTCACTTATGAAATGGCTGTGGCTCCTGATGAAGCGAAAGCGTCTGGTTTCCCATCATACGTTCGTTCTGGCTGGACTGACAGTTTCATTCGTGCAGGTATGTTTGACGACCAAAACGGATTCTTCTACGAATACGATGGTCAACAACTATATGCAGTAGTTCGCTCTTCAACACTACAGTTGGCTGGCTCCGTAACTGCAAGTCGTAACTCACAAGTTATCACTGGTAAGAATACATCATTCACTACTCAAGTTGAGGTAGGTGGAAGAGTTGTCATTCGTGGTCAATCATACAAAGTCGTTGAAGTAACAAGCGATTTGAGAATGGTTGTACAGCCTGCATATCGTGGTATTACTGCTACTGGCATTAAAGCAACTAAGACAGAAAACCGCAAAGTAGCACAACACGACTGGAATATTGATGCCTGTGATGGAGAAGGTCCTTCAGGTTACAATCTTGACTTGACTAAGATTCAGATGGCATATGCTGACTACTCTTGGTACGGTGCTGGTAAAGTTCGCTTCGGTTTCAAGGATAGAGAAGGTCACATTAAGTACGTTCACCAGTTTATCCACAACAACCGCTTGTCAGAATCTTACTTCCGTTCTGGTAACCTCCCAGGCAGATACGAGATTGAGAATGGTCCAGCGCCATCAACTGCGCCAACACTATTCCACTTTGGTACTTCTGTTATCATGGATGGTCGCTTTGATGACGATAAAGCATACTTGTTCTCTCGTAACTCCAAGCCGTTCGCATTTACTAACGGTGCAAGCAGAACCTTTGCTTCAAACGCAGTATCAACATTCGATGTTATTACTCTAAATGGTAATCGTGTATTCGTATACGCCATCCCATGTGTTGAAGCAAGTGCTTCTGCAACTGTTGTGGGTTCTCAGATTACAGTATCTGGAGGTTCACAACTACCAGAAGGTACATATGTAACTCAAGTTAAACTTGCTGGTGCGGCTTCTAAAGTCTTCACTTCATACCCTGCAACTAACTCTGAACCTGCTCTAGCAACAATTGCTTCTGCGGCGACATTGATTAACGGTGAGGTTACAGCGATTGACTTGGATGCTCCACTACCACTAGTATCACTAAGACTAGCACCATCTGTTGATAGTTCTTTGACTGGTGCAGTTGGTGAGCGTGAGATTATCAACAGAATGCAGTTGCGCTTGCGTCAAGCAGGTATCACAACTTCACAAGACGTTGAAATCTTCTTGATTCTAAATGCGACACCATCTAAGGCAGATTTCCAAGGTGCAGAATCGCCATCACTATCACAGATTATCAACCATGACCACGGTGATACTCTAGTTGGCGGTACAACCATCTACTCTGTTAAAGGTTCAGCGGGTTCGATTGATATCGCACTAGATGAACTACTAGAACTTGGTAACTCAATTCTAGGTGGTGACGGTATCTTCCCGAACGGACCTGACTTGCTAACTCTCGCAGTTCAGCCTCAGTCAACGTCTCTGATTTCTGGAACTAACCCGTTCTTCGTATCTGGTAAGATTTCATGGTCTGAATCTCAAGCCTAAGAAACCGAGAGTGTGGGGGGGAAACCCTCCACACTTACTTTTGCTTCCGATTCGTTGTGAACTAAATAGTCATAGAATCAATAAAGCATTTTCAAAGGGTACGAGGACGTTATGGCATCACCAACCAATAGAACAGAATTTAAAGCATATTGCCTCCGTAGGTTGGGTAATGGCGTAATTCAAATTAACGTATCTGATGAGCAAATAGAAGACAGAATTGACGATGCTCTTGAGTATTTTCAAGACTATCATTCTGATGCAGTATCACGAACATACGTTAAACATCAAATCACTCAAGATGACATAGACAATGAATACATCACACTAGATAATAGTGTGACTACGGTTGTCCGTGTTCTAAGCATTGATAGTGCTAACTCTTCATCCAGTATGTTTGATGTTAGATACCAGATGCACTTGAATGATGTTTTTGACTTCACTTCTGTATCAGTAGCAGATTATACTACAATGCGTTCACATCTCAGTATGTTGGACGACATGTTCAATGGGATTTCTCCTATTCGCCATGAGCGACATACAGACAAACTACACATTGATATGAACTGGTCAGACAACTTGAGTGTTGATGACTATATCATTGTTGAATGTTACAGAATCATTGACCCAACTGTCAATGTTCAAATTTGGGGAGATAGATTCCTAAAAGAATATGCCACTGCACAAATTAAAGAGCAATGGGGTATGAACATGTCTAAGTATGAAGGCATTACACTTCCTGGTGGAGTGACAATGAACGGCAGAGCAATACTAGAAGAAGCAAAACAAGAAATCACAGAACTAGAACAAGAAATGCAATTGAAGCACGAATTGCCCGTTGATTTTTTCACGGGTTAAGGGGTAGCATACAATGGCAACTAATCAGTATTTCAACTTCTACACAAATACTTCAGAACAGTCACTAACTAATGATTTGGTTGTTGAATCAATTCAAATCTTTGGTCAAGATATTCGTTATATTCCTAGAGAGTATGCGTATGTTGATGATGTATTTAATGAAGTAAGAAACTCGACATTTACTACAGAATTTACAATTGAAGCATATATCAGTGGAGTTGATGGATTCCAAGGTGATGGTGACTTGTTGTCAAAATTTGGGGTTGAAGTAAGAGACTCCCAAGATTTTATTGTAGCAACAACACGATTCGCCACAGAAGCAACTACTGCTGGATTGGATTTCACAAAGCCAAGAGAAGGCGATTTGATTTACTTCCCACTTACAGACTATCTAATGCAGATTATGCATGTAGAAGATGAAGAAGTATATTATCAGATTGGTAGGACTTACATACTTAGACTTACTTGTGAGACATTTGAACCAAATGGTGAAGTTGTCAACACTGGCATTGAAGAAATTGATGATAACGTATCAAGACATCAGTACACAGTTCAATTAACATTGGCTGATGGTTCTGGTGATTATACCGTAGGTGAAGAAGTATATCAAGGACTTTCCTTAGAAGACTTCACTGCAAAAGCAGTTGTTTCTGATTGGAATCCTACAGATTCAATTCTCACTATACAAACTATCAATGGCAACTTTAATAGTGGCGGAACTGTCACAGGTAATGCATCTGGTGCAGTATATGTCCTGGGCGTTAAAGAAACTATGATATTCCCAGATATTATTGGCGATGCTGATAATAAGACATACCAATCTCAGGCTGATAGTATCATTGACTTTAGTGAAGATAACCCATTCAGTGAGGAATATTAATTATGGCATTAGGTCACACATTCTATCATGCATCAATTAAAAAGATGGTTGTCGTTTTCGGCAATCTCTTTAATGATTTGTATGTTCGAAAATTTGATGTAAATGGTAATGAGATTGAAAGAAGAAAAGTACCAATTTCATTTGGACCAAAAGAAAAGTTTCTTGCACGTTTAGATGCTGGTCAGTTCACTCAAACCGAAGCAATATCTTTGCCTCGAATGGCATTCGAAATGGATGCTCTAACATATGACGCAGAGAGAAAATTGAATTCTCTCAACACTATTACTAATCAAAAAGATGGTGAAGGTGTTAAATATTCATTTGCACCAGTTCCGTATAACTACGACTTCTCACTATACATCATGGTAAAAAATGCTGATGATGGCACCCAATTACTAGAGCAGATTTTGCCGTATTTTACTCCGCATTTTACTGTGACTATTAATGAGTTTCCAGAGTTGGACATTAAACGTGATATTCCAATCATACTAAATAACTTACAGTTAGAAGATGTGTATGAGGGAGAGTTTGCAAGTAGAAGGTCTCTAATTTGGACTTTGACTTTCACAATGAAAGGTAACATGTATGGTTCTGTACGCAACGGTTCTCTTATTCAGTCTACTGTCCTTAGCGCATTTAAACAAAATGAAGATGGTGGTGCAGTTAAAGACGGTGGCACAACAGCAACAGTAAATGATATTAACGGGTTGACCACAGATGACTTTGGGTTTGCACAGTCAAGTATCCCAGGCGAGACTCCATAGATAATTAAGGTTCTATAGCATGAAGAAATCAGTAGAAGAAAAACTTGAAGAAGCACTCAATATCGAATCTGAAATTATTGAGGCTACTGAAGTCATACATCCTATGAGGGTTATTGAACAACAAAGTTCATATAGCACAACAGATGAAGACTTCGATAAAGCAAGAGCAAACATCACTCGTTTAATTGCGTCTGGAGAAGAAGCAGTCGAGGGAATCCTGCGTCTTGCTTCAGAGAGCGAACAACCAAGAGCATATGAAGTTGCAAGTACACTTATTAAGACTATGGTTGAAGCCAATAAAGACTTGATTGATATTCACAAAAAGAAGAAAGAGATAGATAAAGAAGAATACGATGGACCTAAAACACAGGTTCAGAATAATACTCTATTTGTCGGTAGTACAAAAGAACTACAAAAGCACCTAATGCAATTAGCAAAAGGTGGGGCGAGAACAACAGATGAGTGAGAACTATCTAGGTAACCCAAACCTAAAACGGGCGAACATAGCAACATCATTTACTGAAGAGCAAGTAAAAGAATGGGTGAAGTGTGCAAATGACCCAGAGTACTTTATTGAAAACTACGTTAAGATTGTAAACGTAGACTTGGGTTTTATTCCATTTGTACCTTATGAATTCCAAACAGATATTATCAACAAAGTAAAGGCAAATCGCTTTGTGATTTGTAAGGTGCCTCGTCAGTCTGGTAAGACCATCACAATCGCCGCACTTCTACTCCATGCAGTTCTCTTCAACGAAGAATATAGCATTGCGATTCTCGCACATAAACTATCACAAGCAAGAGAAATTCTATCTCGCATTCAAAGAGCATATGAAGCATTGCCGAGATGGATGCAACAGGGTATTGTAGAGTGGAACAAAGGTAACCTTGAACTTGAAAACGGTTCAAAGATTCTAAGTTCTGCTACATCATCCTCTGCTGTTCGTGGTGGTTCATTCAACTTAATTTACTTAGACGAGTTTGCTTTCATTCCTGGCAATCTACAAGAAGAATTCTTTGCTTCTGTATACCCAACAATCTCTTCTGGTAAAACTACAAAGGTTCTAATCACATCTACTCCTAACGGTCTTAACATGTTCTACAAGTTATGGCATGATAGTGAGAAGGGGCGTAACACTTATAAACGAGTTGACGTTCACTGGTCAGACATACCGGGGCGTGATGAGAAGTGGAAAGCAGAACAGATTGCAAACACTTCAGAAGACCAATTCCGTGTCGAATTCGAATGTGAATTCATTGGTTCTTCTAACACTTTGATTCCAGGTTCTAAACTAAGAACTCTAACATACGAAACGGCTAAATATAACAAAGAAGGTACTTCTATATACGAAGACCCCAAACAAGATGGGGCATATGCGATGGTGGTTGATACTTCACGAGGAACAGGTGCAGACTATTCTGCTTTTGTTATTTTTGATATATCACAACATCCATATAAAGTTGTTGCCAAATATAGAAATAGAGATATTTCACCGCTATTGTATCCGAATGTTGTAAAAGCCGCGGCTACTAAATATAACGATGCATATGTATTGGTGGAAATTAATGATGTTGGTTCACAAGTGGCAGATATTCTCCACCAAGAACTAGAATATGAAAATGTTTTATCTGTTGCACAAATGGGTAGAGCAGGTCAGCAAATTGGGGCTGGATTTGGTAAGAACGTCACGTTTGGTGTTAAAACATCAAAACATGTAAAGCGAATGGGATGTTCTACACTGAAAGACCTAGTTGTCAGCAACCAACTAATATTGAATGATTTTGATATAATTTCTGAGTTGAACACATTTGTTTCTAAAGCGCAATCTTATGAAGCAGAGTCAGGAAGTCACGATGATTTAGTTATGTGTCTTGTGTTGTTTTCTTGGATGACAACTCAGAAGTACTTCAAAGAACTTACGGATATGGATTTCAGGAGAAAACTTGAAGACTTTAACCGTGATATGATAGATGAAGAATTAACCCCGTTCGGTTTTATTGATGATGGTGTGAATGATATAGACAGAACGTATGTTGATGGGACTGGACAAGTTTGGTCTACAGACAATAATCTCAAATGGTGAGATAAAATAATTTTGTAATCTTAAAGAATGAAGAATGATAAATAGTAGTGTTAAACAAAGAATTTGATTAACCCATATTCTTCACACGCAAATGATTAATTAAGGAGAATGAAATATGCCATTTCAACTAAGCCCAGGTGTTAATGTCACTGAAATTGACTTAACTACCGTAGTTCCAGCCGTTGCGGCAACTGGCGGTTGTATTGCTGGCGAATTCGCATGGGGTCCGGTTATGGAGCGTAGACTGCTCGGTAATGAGGATTCACTTGCAAATGTATTCGGCAAGCCAAACAACAGCACCGCAGTGTCTTTTTTCACAGCCGCTAACTTTCTAGCATACGGTAACAGCCTACAGGTTGTTCGTGTTGCACAAGACGGTCAAGCAAACGCAACCACAGATGGTGGTGATGCACTTCTCATTGCCAATGACGAAGATTGGGAAAGCAATTGGGAAGGCGGACAGAATGTTGTCTCAGGACGCACTTTTGCCGCAAAATACGCAGGCGCACTAGGTAACTCACTAAAAGTTTCTATCTGTGCTTCAGCCGCCGCATTTGAGTCAACTGCAACAGTAACAACTTCTGGTACTGCACTAACTCTTGCTGATGCTGATACGCTTCTAGCAGTAGGTTCACTAGTTATTTCTGGTGGCGAAACTAAAATTGTTACCGCAGTAACTGGCGCAGGTGCTACACTAAACAGTGCATTCAGCGCAGACCTAACCGCTGAAGACGTAACACTACAGTGGGAATATGCTACATCTTTTGATGGCGCACCTTCAACTTCACCTTACGCTGAAAAGCGTGGCGCAGTCAATGATGAATTGCACATTGCAGTTATTGACGAAGACGGTGAATGGTCTGGTACT